ATTAGTTGATAATACCTGATTATAAGAAGACGCTAATGGAACAAAATTAGGATTATTACCTATTAAATTTCCGCCTTCACCAACATTTCTACCAGCTTCAGGTTTTGTAAAATCAGTTATCCAAACAAACCCACCATCAAATGCCGGTTTTTGTTCATAGTTTTGTGCTGCAAATCCAAATTGGAAGTTTTGGTCACCTTCGTAAAGTTTACCTACTTTATCGGGACCGTAAACAGGAGCATGCGTTGGTAGTCCAAAAGCGTCGATTGGTGACGCATTAGGTGGTGATACTACCGTAGAAATATCAGTTTCTTGTCTACCAACATATAAATTACCTATGGATGCGAAGTTATCAAATAAATTATTTACAAAGTTACCAACTTGAGTTGATGTAATAGCGTAGTTTGGTTTATATCGGTTATAATTTAAAGCGTTAAATAAAACTGATTTTGTACCCGCACCTGTGTTTTGTAAAAACTTAATAGATGGATTTGGTCTATTAAATAAATTTCCTCCACCTAAATTACCTATCGCCTGTAATGGACGTAATCTTAATATTTCAGTATCAGAAAAATAACTACCTTCAATTGGTGAAGCCGGAAAATATGTACCTGTTAATTTTTGTAAAAAGAAAGCAGCATAATCTAAAAGACCATCAGGTTTTGTAATAGTGTAATCACGGTAAATAAATGGTTCTTGACCTGTAGCTAAAAGTGTAGCGTTAAAAGGATTAGTTAACGTATCAATATTTAAAGCGCCTATGGTATTCCTTTCTATTTCTCGAGCAATTCTTGCTTGAGTTGCTTCTCTTAAACTTTGTGCTCCTAACTGTTGTAAATAAGAATCAGTACTTAATTCACCATCGTTATTTAATATTTCTATTACTGTATAATCACCTTGTGTGAAAATTATCGGAGCGGAAATTCCATCACCGTACACTTGTGCAGCATTTGGTTTAGCTAAAATTAAATCAGATGTAACAAACAAATCTTCATATCCTTCAGGTGGTAGATATCTATTAATAACTTCAGCATTATCAATAAAAGGTTGATTTAATAAATCAATTCTTTGAGTTTGTAAACTATATTGTTCAGGAGGGCCAAGAGGATTATTTTCAATACCCGCACCACCAGGAACACTTACATCGTCAACAGCTAACGCCCCATCAAAAAATTGACCTGATGGACCGTAGGTATTCATTCTTGTGTTATATGAAGGTTCTACAAATAATTCTTGACTAACACTTTCAGAATCTGTTGGTGTATTATCCTGTAACTTTATAGGGTAATTTTGTAATCCTTGTGTTGACGTAAAACTCCCTTGAACTGTATAAGGTGGCAGATTTTTCGCAATTAGTTTTTTTCTAAACTGTTCGGAGTTATTAAAAGATAGAAATTCTTCAGCCATCTATTGGTTTTTCTATAAATAGAATGGAATAGATTTTTTATTAAGTGGTTAGACCATAATCTGTAGTCACTGTTGCAATTTTATCAGTAATAGTTCTAATCATATCATCATGATTAAGAGCTGTTAAAATCGCATTCTTAACTTGTAAATCGTTTGAGTTAGCGTTAATATCCAATGATATTTTAATTTCTTTTGGGTTTGTTTTAACATTTTCAGATTTATTTGATGTATTAAAGATAGACCCTCCACCACCAATTGATTGTAATAGAGCGTCTTGATTAACCGCCATCATCAGGTCACCTTTATCCAATGAAAACATTTGTCCATTAGCATTAATTGCCACATCTTTTTTAACTTCTGTTTCTTTAGGTTCTGATTCGGGTAGTTTAAGTTGGAATGTTTGCTTAACCCATCCTGTAATTAACCCCCCACCAACGGTAACAGTAGAATAAAATTCTTGTAGTTTTTTACCCGCAGTGTCCAAATCAATCCCAAAACCTTTTGCTGCAGTTTCAAGAGTATCTAAACTTCTCAAGGCAAGACCGAGTGCCGCCTTGTCTTTGTCACCTTCAACAATTTTTTGTTGTTGTTCCATTATTGTACCCATAATACCAACAGAACCTTGTACTATTTTGGATAAAGAATTTGCTGCGTCGGTAAGGTCCCCACCAACAATTTTATTTAAACTTCCAAAAAGTTCATCTACTGTTGATGTTACCTCAGCACCAGTTTTCCCTTTTAATGAAAAAGTTTGTCCAGGTCCTTTTAAAATTTCAGCTTGAGCTTTCACAGATTCCTGTAAAAATTTAGTTCCTTCATTAGAAATTGCGAATTGATTGTTCAATGTTTGTTGAAATGATATCGTTTGAGCTATAAGTGTATTTGCGGCACCTAATTGTTCTTTAGCAACATTAACTAATTCTTTCTGTGGGTCTAAAGTTTGTTGTTGTAATTTTATCCTATCTAAATCTCCTTGTTGTAATTCATTCAAAGCCTTTTCAACCGCAACACCTTTATCATCAGTAAACTTAACAGTATAGTCACCTTTAGATTTATTGAACTCTGCCAAATTTGCTAACATCATTTTTTGGTCTTCGTCAACATCTAATTTTAAACCACTAAAATCAATCTCACCCATTTTCTTTTCAATCTTAGCAGATTCAATAGCCATTTTTTCAAATTCTACTCTATCTATACCTAACGCATCTGAAACTTCTTTCAATTGTCTTCTTGCTTCAGGCATTATTTGAAATTTACCAGTTTTTTCATCAAAGGATGTAAAAGTTTTAGAAAGTTCGGATAGTTGGTTCTGTAATTCAGGAACATTATTCTGTGCCAAGTCCATTAACTTCAATGGGTCTAATAAAGCTCCTGATGTTGCACCCAATCTTTGTAAAGTTGACGCAACATCTATAGCCGCTTCAGGTGAAAATAATTTTTCAGCAAGTTGTAAAGTTGAACCCATGTCAACTCTCATTGCTGCGGCCTTAGCCGCCATTTTAGCCATACCTTCAACACCTGTTCCAAAACCAAACCTGTTCATCTTATCCAAGTTTGCAACAACCATACTTGAAACTGTTTGAGCGTTAACACCTAAACTGTTAGCAGTATTATAAACCACTTTCATTTCATCACTAATATGAGCAGTTTCCATACCGGCATTTCTAAATCCTTTTTCTAATTCTTTAACTGAAACTCCTGAAACTTGTGAAACCGCAAATAGTTTTTCAATATTTTCTGTACTTAAAACAATTGTTCTATTGGTAGCTTCAATAAATTCTTTTTGTAACCTGTTGATGTCTTCTTGTTTTCCACCCATCAACGCCACTTCAGTTACCGCTCTTCCTAATTCTTGTTTTAATAATTGTGAGTATTGGGCGGTAACCCCCATACTTTTAACAAGTGTGGACATATTTTTGTCCATAGTTGCTAAATTTTCACCAGAATTTTGTATTGAACTCCGAATTGCATCGGAAACTTGTAAAACATCAGTAGCCGCTAAAAGAATATCTTTATAACCTTGTTTTTGTAACTCTAAATTTGGGTCATTACCATCTGTATAAAATAACATAAAGTGTTTTTTTTAATAAATAACTTAACTTTCAGTTTTAGAATTTAAATTAAGTAATTTATTTATTAAAAACTTCCTTTGAAAGGTAGGGATTTTTTGGAAATCCGAATACGACATATTCACTTGTCTTGACAAGTATATGTATTCGTCTAAAAGATATTCTAAATAATCAGAAGAAAGGACGAAAAAATTCAGCCCCAAAGGTAATACGTGCAAGTACCTTTTTTCCTGATGGGGCTATAACTTCTTGTGATAAATTTAATCCTGGTGAATTTTCCTGAATGAACTTTGTGATGTATTTGGAGTCCATAATCGGCATCTTGTCAATAAATTTAGAAATTTCACCTTTATCTGTATTTCCATCAATTGATACGATTTGTTTTAACAATCTCCAAGTAACAACTGGAACTGTCATACCTTTAGGATAACTTTCTTCACGTTCATTTAATTCTTTAATATCACCAAAGTTAAGAATTTTTAATTTTACAGTTTTGTTTGATTTTGGAAGTATTGTTTCAAAATGTCCGTTTTCATCAGGTTCTGAAACAGGTTTGTTAAAATTTATTTCATCCAAAATAACACTTGTTTCAAATTGTTTACCAGTTTCAGGGTCAATTAAACTCAATTTATATTCAGGAGTAAATGAAGTATTTCTTAAAAAAACTAAAATGGCTTGGATATCCCCATCTAACATTTCTTCTATTTTCATGTCAGGTTCATATAGTTTAGCTCTAACTAAATTATATATGATTTGGTCACCACCAATATTATTAACACTAGCTAAAATATTTTCATCAGCAGCAGTTAAATAACCAACTTTAACTGATTTTTTCTTATTTTTATAAAATTTACCCTGACTTGGTAATTGAATTACGTCGTGAGGTAAATTAAAATTCATTTGATTTACACTATTGTCTTCCATAGTTTTTGTTTATAAAATAGTTGACTTTTATATCTATGTAAATAAAAAACCCACATTTCTGTGGGTCTTAATATTAAGTTTGTAATAATATTAGTAAAGTAATACACAATAGTCAGGACGAAGAGTAATTGTAATGTCAGCCAAAGCATCGTCACTATAACCTAATGAACCAAAGTCAGCGTCAGTAATAAAACACTGAATCAAAGACCACTTTTCAATTACAACACCTGTTGGGTCCAACATTTCAAGTTCCACGTCTTTTTTGTAACCAGCCGCATAACCCATACGTCCTGTAACTTCTTCTGCGTGTAATCTAACCCACTCCATCATTGCTTGAGCTGCGGAAGGTCCGATTGGGTCAAGAAGTTTAACCTGAATAGTATTCCATTCATACATACCCGCAACATATCTTTTGGTATTCAAAAATGGAATATCATTTGATTTAATAGTAATTTTAGGTCTTGAAGCGGTTTGAACAAACCACTCATTAATTCCTAACGAATCAGGAAACCTTAAAATGAACCTGTTCTTTTTCTTGGGTTCATATGGAAAAGGCATTTTGGTTAACAAATCAGCCATATTTTTTTCTTTTTAAATTTCTTTTATTTTATTATAAATAGTATCAATTAAATATTTTTCTATTTACTTTGAACTTTTTTTCAGTCAAACTTGCTATAAGTCCAGTTTATAAATATTAATATAATTTCTTTTCACCTCCATGTGTTGAAATTGTTTGAATGATATTTTCTGGGTCTTTTGATAATTCATGTTTCACTTTCTCTAAATTTCTTAAATCATCATCAGAAAATCCTATTTTTGGTATAAATCTGTTAGAAATATCGTCTTTAAACAAAATCGGTTTATTAAGTTGTCCGGCAATGTATTTTACATAACGTTGAAACTCTCTTAAAGCATCAACCTTACCTTTTTCAGGACTTTGGGCCGACCCCGCTCCAAATGTTACGGGATAATATTTGTTCATGTCCATATAAGCATCAATCAATTCTGCATCTGACATGTCTTCTTCATTAGCAAAACTTCTAAACTTTCTTAAATTTTTCACCAATTCTTTTTTAGAAATCCCTTTGAAATTGGTTTCAATCATATTTTCAATTGCTCTTCTAACCGAAAGTGGTGAATGACCACGAGCGGTAACAATAGAAAAAATAGAACCCCCATTAACCGCTTCAACAAAGTCGTCCCATGCTGGACCTTCTTTAGCCATCATTGCGTCAATAATGAACCTCTTATCCCCCTTAGTCCCAAAGAATCTGAATGGGTCTTCCGCAAATCCTACAATAGTTTTACCTTTATATTCAAAAGGTTCAATACCAAGTTTGATTCGATATTCCGCAAAATCTTCGGTGGACATACCAACCTCTTCACCATTTTCATCTTGTAAAATAATTTTGGTTGGCATAGTTAAAATGTTATCATCCCAATCGAAAGCATAATATTTCAATTCAGGTGTTACTTCTTCTTTAAAATTTTCAACTAAATAAAACTTCATACCTATAAATATTCAGAAAATAAAAAACCCCCACATTTCTGTGAGGGTCTTTTTAATTATTGTTTTATTAGATATTTTCGAATGACGCTCCTGTTGGAGTGATTAAGAATTCGATATCTATAAATTCAAGAGCTTTAGTTGGTTTGATGTAAATCTTACCTACTAATTGGTTTGCATCTAAATCTTCAGGTGTGTTTTGAACTGTAACACGGAAGTCGTACAAACCTCTATCTCTACGAATAGAATCTAATATTGGGTTAACTGAATCTAAGAACTGTTGTCTAACCAAATTATCGTTTTGTTCAAACAACAATCTTACAGCTACCGCTGAAATCAACTTACGAGCTTGTAACAACAATCTTCTTACGTTAATTCTGTCAAGAGCCGACTCTCTAATTTGAAGTGTTTTATTACCCCAAATAACAGTTCCAACATCGTTGAAAGTTGCAATTGGGTTAATTCTACCTTTGTAAAGAGTGTCTCTATCTTCTTGAGTTAATCTCTTACGTGCTCTGATAGCGTTTACAATACCTCTTGTGTAACCCGCAGTTGCGAACCATGGGAATGCTATATTATCAGTTAATGCCAAGTTACGAGTAACTTCAGCAGT